TCTATATTCACAATTTTAAATTCTCTAATTCAAATTCCAACTTGTTCAGTTTGTTCGATTCCCGTTCACCCTTCTGCTATAATAAAAATGCCAGCAAGATTGAACCGAGGTAAGAAGAACATGCGAAGAAACAAGAAAAATAAAGGAGGCGTTCCAGCCAAATTAAAAACTCAGACTATCGATACTGCTGATGCTAGTGTTCCTCAACATAAGCACAGTGGTAGTGTGATAGCGGTTGAGGAACCAGTGCCAGTGATTCGTAGTCTTCACAACGACACTCGCGGAGGTTCTCAATTGCCGAGTTTGGCTCAAACATTTGTTGAGCAAAAGCTGGAAAGTGACAACCCAAGTGTTCTTAAACACTACCCACGTGTTATTCAACACGACGCGGTCACCGCGACTAGTGCTATGGCATCGGCCGGCACACAAACGAGTTTTGAGCCACAGCCGCTCACACTCAAACCACGCGTTACTCAACGCGATTCTAGGCTCGAGGGAGCCATTGTGGTTCAGCCACCCCAACCACGTGTTACTCAACACGACGCCGTTCGCGCGACTAAACCGCCAATGCGGAAGCCACGTCTGAACGATGATTACGATGCTTATGGCATGATGTGGGGGAAACCTGGGTATAAGCCCGAATTGAAAGAGGACTGTAAGCAAGCCCTTAAATTGTCGCCGCCGTTTGACCATGCGGTGCGAGACCTGAATAGTTTCGGTCTGCACAATATTCGCACTATATTTGATGCGACCCTTGGTTACGGCGTGATGGCAGCTGCCGCCATCGAGTGTTTCAAGCCACGTAATTTTACTGGGTTTGATGTTGACTCGAGCATGCTTGCGTACGGTGAACATAATGTTCGAAGAAAGATTTTAGACTGCGGGATACAGTGTCACGTGGCATTTAGGCAGCAGGACAGTAGTTCCTCGCGAAAGCTTGAATGCACGTTATTGTTGTTGGACCCGTTCTTTGATGATACTGAAGTTAAAGTAACTGCCAAAACGTTGCTGGAGTTCTTATTTCACCATGTTTGGCGTTTTTGCATTCTTCGCGTGGCTATTAATTGGTTAGAATCGGAACAATGTGCCTTGGTTCGCAAGGTTTTCAAGACTTCCGTGCGCAAGCGTGGCAAATATGCTTATGTGTATTTGCAACGCGGATGGGCGTTCCCAATGATAGCTGGAGACATGGAAGACCAAGATTTGGCTGTGTTGAAGCGCGAATTCAAATCTAAGTACGTATTAATGCCTGGGAAACACCCACACGCGTTTATGGCGGGGCTGCGTACTTCGATGCAAGCATTGATGCAGTATGATATTGCTACGCAATTACAACGTGGCGAATATTATGCTGATTTTTACGGCTGCGGGAGATTGCCCGATACGCGCAAATGGTGCTTTATGCCCATTAAGGTTGATAAGGACCGTACGCGTAGTAGGCCGCCAATGAATACTTGCGCTTGTGAATTCGTTTGTGACCATGCGAGAAAACGTTTCCGCGGTGAAGCACCTGCTTATGGTATGATGGTTGATGCCTTGTATTATTTGCGGGATGTGGATCTTGCTGGATTCGTGCAATCGACCAAGTATAAGAAGCTCTTCTTTGTCTATCATAAGATGGACAAACGGGTTGGTTCGGCGTTCAATGGAGCGTACCAATGGCGCACAGACGGCGATGAAGTCGTTGTGTCTATCGGGAATTCGGCGAAGGACGCAGTTGAGGCGTACCGCCATCCCCGAAGGTGGTTGACCAAACGGTTTGTTGTTGATGGCGTTAATTATAACGTTGTTGAAACTAAGACTGTTGGTTGCTACGTTGCTGGATACATTTCTGTTGGGCACCCTCAGGTCCAAAAGGCATTGTCACCGGATTATAATCCAGTGTCACCGCCTGGAGGGGCCGCTAGCTCAAGTGATGTTGGATCAACTATGAGTACAATTAGTACCACTGGCGTTTTTGACCCATTCGCGTTACCGCCGCCGGCACCGCTAGTCAGGCAAACGGCTAGCACGGTTTTGGCTTTGCCACAACCTACGGCAACGGTTGAACAACAATCGAGTGCATCGGCACCGGTTGTATCGCATGCGAAGCCTGTCATTGACAAAAAGCTTGACAGCCCACTTCTTGAGGGGCCGTATGTCAACTTTGTCGATGGCGAGTCGCTGTACAAGGCACCATGCGGCGAAACTGGAGTCTATTTCGAGGCCATTAATAAAATCGTACCATTCAGTGACATTTACATGCTTGCTGGCTTCAAGCCGGTGGCTGTGGGTGATCTGACATGGAAGTACGACTTGATGACTAAAGTGGATAATCCACTTCGTCCTAGCTTATTGCCACAAAGCGTTTTTAATCGCATTGTGAGCGACGGCGTGACAGGCAATAGCCTGAAAGTCGGTCCCCAATTTTACGCGCGGCGCATTGCGTCGTGGTTGCGTAAGTTCGATGGGGATATCTCATGGGCTAAGCGTTTCATCGAGTTGGAAGCAAAGCATTTTAATAATGAATTGCGCGATATGGCCACGACATTCCCGTCCGCGGAGAGCGTTGCTGATGCCGCTGCCGCGAGGGCTGGTGAAACTACTTTGTATGATGTAGGCAATGCCTTGATACAAGATGTTATTGACGTTTATCAATCAAACGTTGGTTTTGTGTCAGGAATTTGGCAAATACTCAAAGCGTTCAAGAACAGATTTTTCCAACTGCTCAAGGTAGTTTGGGATTACGATCTGGCTCATAAGACCAGAATCGGCCTGTTCTTCATGGCTGTTTGGCTTTTTATGCGTAAAGCGCGCTCCAATTATTCTTCAATCCACGATTTGTTGATGAAGATTACGAGAGTGTTCTCAGCAGATGCTGCCGTTGCTATGGATTTGGCAAACGAATGCGTCACTGTTATGAACACATCGGCTGTCGTTGAAATCCTGAAGGATGAACCTCAGGTAGCCAGCTATTTCTGGGAAATAGCTATGGCGAGTGCTGCACTTTCAGTGGTGCTGTGCGTTATTTCCGACTATATTTGGAAGCCGCTAACGATTAAGAAGAAGAACGAGTCATGGTTTGAACATGTTAAGAAAAACAAGTATGCCTATGGCCGTTACGCCCTGATCATGGCTTTATCCACCATGCTCATGCGCCGACGTTTCGACTATGAGGTGATAGATCGACCGGAGATTCCCTTTCCGGAATTGCCTGATGTAGACGGGGTATTCGAGGTGTTTGACCCGGATTCCAGTTTACCTAATCGCACATTCGTGCAAAATGACGCATCCGTGCCTGGTGTGTCACCATCTACGGCTTTGGCCAAGGTGTTGCGTACGTGTGGCGATTGTGGCGATCCAGATAATGGAAAACCATTACTGAACTGGCATTTGCAATCATCGATGAGCACTGATGCTCTAGGGATTGAAAGTGCGACGAGATATTCCACGAACCAATATTCACAATGTGTGGATGGTCTGGTTAAAGACTCTAGTTGGTGGGATGCGTTGCGCAAGTCAGCGGATTGGTTGAATCGGCCCGCGCTGATCGATAAATTGGAAATGTACCACCGTTTCAAGCCCAGTTGGTTAAAGAACTGGCGAGACAATTGTTCTGTTGAGGACATTCGTGGTTTCTTCGACCTCCGTGACCATGGTATCCATTGGGATAAATGGGATTGGAAGGCCGCTGAAATCATTGATGGTATATTTCCCTATCCGGACACGGTGCGCTCCACCGTTGACAAGATTCGCGAGCAAATGCTCAGGGCTGATATTGACTCATATGAGTTTCAATTATCCCCATCTGGCTTAGGTGTCAGTGCGAAGGTTAACGCGCGTTATTGTGCTGGAGAACTTGTTAAATCTGTGCCTAGACAGGCTTTCGCAATTAAGGAATACGTTGCTGAGGCGGCATGTGTAGCAATTGCTGCTTTCGCTGCTTTGGCCCTTGTTCGTCCACCTCAGAAGGTCGTGGCAATGCGTGTTGTTGGTCAAACATACACCGACAATGAAGCAACTGGCATTCTTAAATGGAATACCAGTATCACGATAAATGAGTATGGATATGGCAAAGGCCCTCGCGATATCTTGCAAATTTTGCCAGGTGTCACGAATGCAACGTGGAAATTTCCTGAGCGCACTACAGAAAATCTGTACAGCGCCATTGCGTTTCGTCAATTACGTTTCAATGGCCTCACGCCCAACGAGCGTGTACTCATGGACTATCAATCGTTCATGCGCGAATTCGTGAAATTGTTTCCGCAGTTGAGTGACTGTGTTCCTGACCATGATGAATGGTTGGCGAGTAGAGACTATCCGAAACGCAAGGTCAAACGAAGCGAAGAGGGCTGGCGTGAATACACCGATGCCCATTATATTGACCCTGTCAGAACGGCTTTCATCAAAAATGAGTTTACTAACAAAGGTCGAGATTCGGCACCAAGGTTAGTTTGTATGCGAGAGCCCAGCGTGATAGCAGCGCACGGGCCCGTGGTTAAGCATATGACTGATGTTGTCAAAGACTTTTGTAATGGGGTGGATTCCCCTTTTGTGTGGACATCTGGCCTGACACAGGAACAGATAGCGGACAAAATTGAGTACGCTATAGACTGTGTTGGTGGCCAGTTATGGTTCGGCGAAAATGATTACAGCCAGTATGATTCCTCTCAGAATCCTATGATTCTCCGTGCTGAGGGCTATTTTTATGAGCATATGCTCGCCCATTTGCACGATGATGAGCGTGTTCGGTCCTTTTTGGCAGATCACGAACGGAACATTGGACAATGGCGTATCAACGGCCGTGACCGTAATGGTACTGACATAACAGCTACTGTTGTGGGTACACGCACAACTGGTGATGCGAAGACCACTCTAGGTAATACTCTAACCAACTTAGGTCTTCTTTGCTTCAATTATTGCAAGCAATATAAGTTGAGCGTTAAGGAACTGTTTAAGTACAGGAACCACGCTCGAACTTCATTTCTTGTATCAGGTGATGATTCCCTGATTATTGGAGGAAAAGAAGTTAAAGACTTGGATATGGGTCTTATACAACAATGCGGGGTAAAGTGCGGCTACAAAGTCACTGATCGCATGGTTGAGGCCGAATACTGTTCACTCTGGTTCACATGGGGCCAGTGTGACGGTATGAGACACGTGATGCCGATGAAGAAATTCGGCCGTTTGTTTTCTAGGACGCCACTCGCGCCGCCAACTAAGGCACCGCGCGATAATACGAAAGCATGGCATACGCTGGCATCGCAAAAATGCGAGGCGTATATTGATGCTTTTGGTTGGCTTCCATCTGCAGTTGAGTATTATGAAACCTTGCGTGATAAGCATGCGTTTCTGGGCTGCAGAACGAAAGCACAACGTCGCAAGGGCTATCGCCCTAAAGGCTCACCTGTTAAGCCAATTGAACCTGCTGATGTTGCTTATTACAATTACGATAAGAAGTGGGATGTTTGTTCCGAGCTGATTGAAGGCATCTGTGATCGTTACGATGTAACTCCAGAGGATGTTCTTGATTGGTTTGCTTGGTTCCGAAAACACGATTTTTCAATCGATATTTCGCATCCTTTGCCCTGGCGTTTCGCCGAGGTTGACTGTTTTTATGATGGTGAACCAATCGATAGCGAGCCGGTGGCTTTTTTCTAATCGTGGGAGCTGGCAACTCCCATAAACAACTGCCTATGTCCAAAAATATTGTTTTAAGTTTGATTTTGTTTGAAACTTTCGAAGTATATTCTGAAGTTTTTGAGTTTGTGAAGTGTTCCTCAACATACACAGATTCAGCCAATATGGCACTTGTTCCAGTAGCTGCTGGAGCTGGTGAGGTGTTTGAAGCCCTCACCCCTGCACAGAAGACGCTCGTCGTGGCGAAAGCCTATGACGAAGCTAAGTCCTTAGTTTCCGGGGGATATCGCGCTGCATCAAGGTTAGCATCCTTACCGCGGCGTAGGAAACAGAGGCGCGTGCGTCGCAGACGCGCACGCAGGCGGCGGCGAAATGCTTTCGCTCCAGCTCGGAATGGTTCAAATATGAACCGTTCGATAAGCTCAGCACCCACTATGATGGCTGCCACGGCCATGACTACGACTATGCGCCAGTCGTATTCGCGGATGCTTAGAGCTTATAAAGTGACCCATCGTGAGTACATTCGGGATATAAATGGCTCCGTGGGTTTTGGTCTCTTGCGTTTACCAATTAACGTTGGTAAAACTTCAACCTTCCCCTGGTTGGCAAGAATAGCCTTAAACTTCGAGCAATACAAGTTCACGAGGCTTAGGTTCTCTCTCAAGACACAGGCCCCAACAACGGTACCGGGCAGCGTAATCTTGGCAATAGATTACGACCCCACCGATCCAGATCCTCTTTCCAAGGCTGACATGTTACAGTATGAAGGTGCTACGCGTGCGGCCCCATGGAATGATTGCACTGTGATTGCAACGCCTAAAAATATGGCAAGATTGCCCAAATATTATGTATCGCCTTCAGAGCCGCAGAATACTGCGGACTTGCGATTACAGGATGTTGGCAACTTATTTATTGCAACACAGGGCCAGTCTGACGCATCAGTTGTGTCAGAGCTGTGGGTTGAGTATGAGGTTGATCTTATTACACCGCAATCAGTTAATCGGTGTATGCAACAGCAGATCACAGTCACGGATACGGCTTATGAAGATCCTATTTCTGCCGATATCAGCAGTTTGTCATCAATGGGCCCAATTTTGGGCTGGACTAATGGCACTGTTGGTTTCGTTGCAAGGATATCAGGCACCTTCTTCGTTCATAGCCGGCTTTTGTTGGATCAGGTAATCACATCTGTGGATCTAGGTGCAACGTCACTCTTTGTTAATGGCAATCCGTTTTTCAATGACTACGGACCATTCTTGAGTGGCGCTGGCACGCGTGTTACCCATTACTTTGTGGTCACGCTCCAAGAAGGTGATACTCTGGAATTGGTCTGGGACAATCCAGCGGCAACGACTTATTCGTATGTCCTGGATTTGTTCGAGTCTGATGCGGCGGTAATTCCGCCGGTGAACTAGCGCCGGGAATGTGTGCTCCACACTATAAAAATAGAGCACACATTCTCGTTATAATTTTCTTTTAGTATTTGCTTTAAAT